AGATAAGAGGCAATGCTGTTCTACAACACTATCTTAAGGAGTATAATATACCCTTTATGTTCAATCAGGGCTTCATGGATGCTATGGCTGTTGGTGAAGAGATTTACCAATGTGACATTGTTGGTGGAGAGCCTGTTGTAGAAAGACTTAATCCTCTAAAAGTAAGAGTCTTCAAGTCTGGGTATTCAAATAGAATTGAGGATGCTGATATGATTATTCTTGAGGATTATTGGTCCCCAGGAAGGATTATTGATACCTACTATGATGTTTTAACAACCAAAGATGTTAAGTATATAGAGCACATACCTTTTGCTAATGATGCCTCTGATACAGACTCTATGGATAATATTGATGAGAGAAGAGGCTTTATTAACACTCATATGATTGGTGATGTGTTTGAAAGTCAGCCCTTTGACCCATATTATCTGTTCTCTGGTAATGAGGTTGATGATTTACTGCCTTATGATTTAGCTGGTAACATTAGAGTCTGTAGAGTATTCTGGAAGTCCAGAAGAAAGATTAAGGAGATTAAATCTTATGATTTCCAGACTGGTGAGGAAGTGTTCAATTTCTATCCTGAAACTTACATTCCTAAAGAGGAATTGGGGGAGGAAGAGAAAGTATTTTGGATAAACGAGGCTTGGGAAGGTACAAAGATTGGTGATGAAATTTATGTTAATATGAGACCTAGACCAGTCCAGTATAACAGACTTTCCAATCCTTCCAAGTGTCACTTTGGAATTATAGGTTCTATCTATAATCTGAATGATGATAGGCCATTCTCTATGGTTGATATGATGAAGCAGTACAATTATTTGTATGATGCTATTCATGACAGACTTAATAAATTGATGGCCAGAAACTGGGGTAAGATTGTTAGACTTGATTTAGCAAGAGTGCCTACCGGCTGGAATATAGAAAAATGGCTGTACTATGGTGAGACTATGGGTCTTGCAGTTGAGGACTCCTTCAAGGAGGGTAATATTGGCGCTGCAACAGGCAAGATTGCTGGTGCTCTTAACAATAATTCTACAGGAGTAATTGACGCAGAATTAGGTAATTCTATACAACAGAATATCAATTTACTTGAATTTATCAAGTTAGAAATGTCTGAAGTTGTTGGTATTACCAAGCAGAGGGAGGGTCAGATTGCCAACAGAGAGACTGTTGGTGGTGTTGAAAGGGCCACATTACAATCTTCTCACATTACTGAATGGGTATTCACTATCCATGAGGACCTCAAGAAGAGGGTTCTTGAATGCCTCCTAGAAACAGCTAAGATTGCATTTAGAGGCAGAAAAAAGAAATTCCAATACATTCTGCCAGACTTTACTCAGACTATAGTTGATATTGATGGAGACGAATTTGCTGAGTGTGATTATGGTTTAGTTGTTGATAATAGTGCTCAGACTCAAGACTTAGGTAATAAGATTGATATGCTGGCACAAGCTGCTCTTCAGAATCAGACTCTTTCCTTCTCTACTATTATGGACCTTTATAGCTCTGCTTCACTTGCTGAAAAGAAGAGAATGGTTCAAAGAGATGAACAAGAGATGAGAGAAAGAATGCAGCAAGCACAGCAAGAACAGTTACAGGCCCAGCAACAACAGGCACAAATGGAGATGCAGGCAAAGCAGGAAGAGATGCAAATGAAAGACCAGCTTAATATGAGAGATAATGAAACTAAGATTCTTGTAGCCACCATTTCTGCAAAGAATAATGAGAATGATGGTATCCAAGAACCTGAGTACTCTCAAGAAGCTAAAGACAAGTTAATGGAATCTATGAGGCAATTTGATGCCAGACTTAGACTGGATAGAGACAGACTTGAGTTTGACAAGAAGAAAGCTGCTACAGATGCCAGACTAAAAGAGAAACAAATTAACAAAAAGACAATTAGTAAATAATGGAACACTTCTGGGAAATAATTGGTTACCTTGCAACTGCCTTTGCTGGGACTTTCTTTGGATGGCTCTTTAGCAGAAAGAAGTATAATGAGGAAGTAAATGCAACTAAAGTACAAAACTTCGATGCTGCACTTGATGCATATAAGAAGATGTATGAGGATATGATTGGTGACTTAAAAGAGCAAGTAGAAGACTTAAAATCTGAAAACAATGGCCTAAAGGAGGAACTCTCGGAGACTCGTAAACAAATTATAACTCTCACTAACTTTGTTTTAGCCAGTACCATGCAGGGGCAAAAGCCTGATGCAAATAATCTAAATGCATTAAAAGAAATAATTAAATAATTAATAAAATGAGAAAGCAAATTGAATTGAAAATTGAGGTTGGGGATGCCAACTACGTTAAGCCAGGCGAATACTTTGCTGAACTTGATGCTAATAACAAATTAGTCTCTATTAAGCAAAGGCAGGATGATCTTTCCTTGAAGGAAGTTGTGGACACCCCACTTGTTCTTGAGGATAATAAGACGCTTACCAAGTCTCTTGCTGCTCTGAAGGCCGGCGATAAGATTACTGTTACTCCGTCCTCTGGTAAGGACGCTATGTCCAAAGTCACTATTACAATTTCTGAGTAATATGGCAGAAAAGAAGAGAAAAGTTAAAACTGGGGGAAGATCCAAACCTCTAGCTCATCCTCCGGGATTAACCAGGTCAAGGAGAAGATATGACTGCGGAGGAAGTCTCAAGAAGAAGACTGCATAAAATAACTATTGGCAGCTTAAAGATAATCCCCATGTTGCTTGCTGCAACAACTCTATTAAATCAAGTGCTTTCTTTCTTTTACATAGATTGGGAGATTCTTAGCTATATAGGAGGGGGTTCTTTGCTGCCAATATTATTCTTATACTTAGCTAGCTATTGTTTTGGTTTCTGCAATTACCATAGAATATTCTTACATTATATAGTTATTTGTGATATTCTAACTGCATATGACTACTATATAGGAATACCTATTTCTGGAATAGCTCTACTGCTTATTAACTTAAGTATAGCAGGGATTTTATTGTTTCTAGCTTTATACTTACACCAAAAACATGTTAGAAGTTATAAAGAATCAATTACTTAAAATAGTAGATGATATAGATTGTGGTAATAGTAATATTTCTGAAGAGGAAGCACTTGAACTGGCCGGAGTACTAAAGAAATATACTAGAAAAGATGTTCCACTAAGTAAATATCAAGCATATACATATTTAAATATAAGTAGAGCCACTTTTGACAATTTAGTTAGGGAGGGAAGCTTACCCAGAGGCAAGAAAATAGCAGGCTTTAAGGAGCTAGTGTGGTATAAGAAGGATTTAAATAAATACATAAAAAATGGAAGAGCTTCTCAGACTTACCAGAGAGAATAATGCAATACTAAAACAACTACTGGCATATATAGCAAATAGGGATAACGGTTCCTCAGTTAGGGACTTTATGATAAACTATTTTGCTAATAAAGCTGCTGATATATATTAAATTAAACAATATGGCAGAAGATAGATATTATTTAGGCAGCGACCTAAAGTTTAAAATAGAGATTACAGCAGCTGGCTTTAACCAAGCCACTGATGATTATACTGTAGATTTGTATTGTGGTAATAAGAAAATTGCTTATACACGGGAAGACATAGTGGAGCAAGCAGGGGACTACTATCTTCTAGTCAACACCTCTCTTCTCAAACCAGGAACTATGAAATTGGTTATTACTGCAATGGTTCCTGATAATACCTTTGTTTCAGGTGTTAGAAGGGAAGTGGAAGTTAAAACTATAGGAGTTATTAAAAGTATAAACTAATGGGATGTCTTACTGCTGCAATTTATACTGCGTTCCTATATGATATTGACAGCAGTATAGAAAATGAAAATGTTAAGGTAGAGGTAGATACTTATAGCTGTTCAAATATACCAGAGGTTAGTTTATTTATAGATGATTTAATTGAGGTTCAATTAGATAATTTTAACCTAACTCCCACTGCCTCATCCTTTTATATTGCTCAAACCTTAGATATTCAAGTAAGTTTAGTCTGCTCTACTTCAACAGGAGAATATGAACTTCTAAGTGTTACTGAGGGCAACATTATTACCATAGATGGACAATATATTAGAGTTTTAAGAAATGGCGTATAATTTAAATAGAACTGGAGATAATGTTGCAGATTTATTACAGCAAGTAGAAAATAAATCTATTTATAATGATGCAACCCAACAAGAGCATGGGTTGATGTCTGCTGCTGATAAATTAAAAATAGATACTTTACAGGAAGTTCAATATGCTACTACAGATTTCTGGAACTCCTGTAGAGGCTATATTCCAAATAGGGGGCAGATAATAGTCTACTCTGATTATAAAACTATTTGGAAAGATGGCAAAGAAATTAAAGTTCCAGGTATAAAAGTTGGTTCTGGAAATGCTTATATTCAGGATTTAGCTTTTGTTGGAGAAGACATTGCAAGAGATTTACTACAACATATAAATAATAGAAGTGTTCATGTTACTCCCGAAGAAAAGGCCTTTTGGAATAGCAAGCTAAATGTTACAGATACTCAAGAGGTTGTTGGAGAAGCATTAATATTTAATAGAAATTAAGTAAAAATAAATATGGCTGAAATTAGCAAAATTACATTGCCTTCTGGCAATACTTATGACATCAAGGATGCTGTAGCAAGAGAAGCTATTGCTGGTGGTGTATCTTTCATTATTTCTTGGAATGGTACATCTGCTCCTGTAATTGCTGATATTCCCGCCGGTGTGACAGTTACTTACGAGGGTACAGCTTACACTGGTACTATGTCTGCAAACTCTTCTCAGCCTGGAGCCTTTTACCTTGTCAGATCTTCTGATACTGTAACAAATGTTTATTCTGAATATGTGGCTGTAGGCACAACAGGAAGTAAGACTTGGGAAAAACTGGGTGACACTACCATAGATTTATCTAGCCTGGGTGATTTAGCTTGGAAGGACTCCGTTTCTCTCTCTAAAGGAAGTGGAGATAATGCTTTAGGTGAAGCTACCACATTTACAAATGCAGCTTCTACAGTTACTTTTAGTGGCGGAACCACAGATAAATGTCTTGGTTCAGACGCTACCTTTACCACCACAGTAACTCCTACTACCACTAATATAAAAGCCACTGCAAGTGGAACTGCTGTGGGCGCCGATGGCACTGAGACCTTTGTTAAATCATATCCAGGTGCAACTAGCAAATTGGCAACTACTACAGTTCCAAATGTTACAAGTGCTGGCTCTGCCTCAACTTGGTCATTCGCAATGGGCACAGGCACAGATTCTGAGACACTAATTATATCTGGTGCCAACGGCTCTGCTCCTACGCTTGGAACAGCAAAGACGGTTGCTACTGGCTCGCTTTCCTCTTCTGGAAGTGGTGGTACTGTTATGACTGGCCTTGGCACCGCAAGTACTGGTTCTGCGTTAACTGGTGTTAAGGTCACTGCTCAACCTACAGTTTCTCTTGCAACAGGAGCAACCGCTGGTACTGGGGTTATCTCAGTTGCTACTGGCATTACGTCAGCCTCAACTACCACAGATACAAAGGACGAGGTTACTGCAGTAACAGGTATTGGAACTGGAACTGCCGCCGCACAAACTATTACAGTAGGAACTAACGATAAGGTTAAAGTTGCTAAATATGATGACCTCTCTGTGAGTGTCTCCTAAAATTGATGTAATATGGCAATAAAGAAGGTTAAACTTCCAAATAATACCACGCTGGATATTCATGATGCCCGCGTGGTGTCGGATGCCATAACGTATATCGGAGCGCAGCAAGGTTCCGCCACCTATGTGGATGGTGGGACTATCATAGATGTTACCACAAAAGCGGACAAGGTAACAGGGGCAACAAGCGGTAACTTTGCTGGATTGGATAGTAGTGGAAACCTTACAGATTCTGGCCACAAACACTCGGACTATCAGGTTGCTCTTGTGTCCGGGACCAACATTAAGACAATCAACAATGAGTCCCTGCTTGGTTCTGGAAATATCACTATCCAAGGTGGTAGTGGTGGAAGTGGTACTGTTACTTCCGTTGCGATGACCGTCCCAACAGGTTTGTCTGTCTCAGGTTCTCCGATTACAACTGAGGGCACGCTGGCCGTCTCTTTGGCAAGCGGGTATTCCATCCCGACGACCACGAAGCAGAGCCAGTGGGATGCGAAGGGCACATATTCCAAGCCGTCAGGTGGAATCCCTGCTACCGATCTTGCGAGTGCAGTGCAAACAAGCCTTGGTAAAGCGGACACCGCGCTGCAATCCTATACAGAAACAGATCCGACAGTTCCTTCTTGGGCTAAAGCAAGTTCAAAGCCTACTTATACTGCCAGTGAAGTTGGGGCTTTGCCAGATACCACAGTAGTCCCTACAGAATCTACTGTCAGTGGGTGGGGATTTACAAAGAATGCAGGAACAATTACTGGAATAACAATGAATGGTTCCAGCAAGGGAACCTCTGGTGTTGTTAATCTGGGAACAGTTGTTACCTCAGAATCAGACCCAGTGTTTACTGCATCTGCAGCACATGGCATCTCTTCAACAGATATTAGTAACTGGAATGCAAAGCAAAAAGCAATAACAGTCTCCTCAAGTGCTCCTACGTCTTCACAAGGAAGTAATGGTGATATTTGGATAGTGATTTAATATGGCAACAATAAGGTTAGTACCTAGTACATATGCTGTGTCCAGCACCTCATATCTCTCCGTGTCAAATGCAGAAAATATGTACCACAACACGGATAATACGACCCATGCTACAATCACCAACACATATTCATCTACAACTTCACGTTACCTGTATCTGCGTGGATTCAACTTCTCGGATATTCCAAATGGTGCAATAATAAACTCCTTTACTGTAAAGATAAAAGGATATGAAAGTGGCTTAGCTACAAGTACTTCATATGCCCCTCGTCTGGCAAATGGTTCATCTGCCATTTCAAATACCACAGCCACCACCAACTTTAGCACGAGCGTCAAGACCATTACAGTCCCAACAGGCTCGCTTACATGGGAGCAAATCGTTAACTATGATAGTAACTTCACTATTATGGTTTACGTCCGCAGAAGTTCTAGGAACACCACTGGGTACTTTTATTGCTATGGTGCTGAAATTGAGGTTGACTACACAATTCCGGTTCATCACAATGTCACTATTCAGAACAGCACTTCTGCGAATGTGTCAGCAAGTGATACGAACCCTTTGGAAGGCAGTGATGTCATTATCAGGTCAGATACCATTTCCAATATTTTAGTTAAGGATAATGGGACTGATGTCACAAGTCAATTCGTGCCAATTCAAGAGTCTGGCGCGACATATTCTGTTGAATCAGTTAGTGGTGCTTCTTATGGATTTGAGCTGAACTCAAACAACTACTATCAGAGTGAAAACAGAGGCATCAGCAAGACAGCTGCGCTCTGTAAGGTAAATATACATGTGCCTGTAGCCGCGACACTTACATTCACATTCATCAACTATGCAGAGGAGGGTTATGACTTTGGTGTCTTTGGTGATATTGACGAGACATTGAGCAATAATTACTATGCGGCGGGAAGCAGTGGCGCGACAATTACGGACAACAATTATCGGCTCGCATGTAATACAAGCACACACAACAAGTCCACCACGCAGACGTTGAGTTACTCTCTTACTGCTGGGGACCACTTCATCTACGTCAAGTACTCAAAGGATGATGCCTCTGACGCGAATAATGATACGCTGCAGTTCAAGGTGGCCATCACGCTTGACGAGCCGTTCACACCTGGGACATATTATGAATATACCATTTCAAATATCACTGCCGACCACACCATCCTTGTCGTGTCAAGCGGCGGCTTGTCCTATACGCTCTACGCCAAGGTTAACGGCGCTTGGAAACAAGCAACTGCAGTATATGTTAAACAGAATGGAACTTGGACAGCAGCATCTGCTGTGAAGGTTAAAAACAATGGAACTTGGAAGTAAAATGTAAATGATATGGCACAAGATACAGCACAAATAAGAAAAGTTCAAGATAAAGAAGGCACTCAGTTTTTCCCCATTACACATGTTGATGCTGTAATAGATGAGAATGGTGATGCAGTATCCACACTGCTTGCAGGAAAACAGGCCACCCTTGTATCTGGGACAAATATAAAAACAATTAATAGCCAGTCTCTTCTTGGTTCTGGTAATATTGTAATTGAAGGTGGCGGGGGCGGTGGCAGTATTGATAGCATTGTAATGAATGGAGATGCTGTCACTGTCACAGGTGGTGTAGCAGATTTAGGTACTGTTATTACCCAGCATCAAGATATTAGTGGTAAGGCAGACAAGGTATCAAATTCTACAAATGGTAATTTTGCTGGATTAGATGCTAGTGGTAATCTAACTGATAGTGGGCATAAACATTCTGACTATCAGGCTGCATTAGTATCAGGTACTAACATTAAAACAGTTAATAGCACCTCTCTGTTGGGAAGTGGAAATGTAAGTGTAGGTACTTATTCTAAACCCTCTGGTGGAATCCCTAAAACTGACCTTGCTTCTGCAGTTCAAGCATCTTTAGGTAAAGCAGATACTGCATTACAGAGCTATACAGAAACTGACCCAGTTTTCACTGCGTCTGCTGCTGCAGGAATAGCCACTACAGATATCTCTGCTTGGAATGCTAAATTATCTGGAGTAACCTTTAATGGGGCAGCCGCTACAGTTACTGATGGGGTTGCTGCTATTACTGCTACAATTCCGGCTGCTCCAGGAACTTTAC